ACGACCATCGCTGGTTCTTACCAGAACATGACTCAGTTGTCTGTGCCTTCCACCATTGGCTTCAGCAAGACTGTGCCTTGGACCATGACCACTCTTGATTTGCGTGACGCATTGCAAGAAGGTCGTTTGGGTGAGTCAGCCAAGCAAAAGCTCGCATCCGACATCAACGTGGCGATCATGAACACCGCAGCTGCTCAAGGCACTTTGGTCGTTCCAGTCTCTACTGCTGCCGGTGATTATGATGATGTGGCCTTGTGCGACAGCATCATGAACGAGCAAGGCGTGCCTGACTACGATCGTTTCATGGGTCTCGCAAGCCGCGACTACAACGGTCTGGCTGGTAACTTGTCTCAGGCAAGCCGTTCATTCGGTAACGCCAAGTCTGACAAAGCCTACGAGCGCAACTTCGTCGGCATGGTCGCAGGCTTCGACACCTACAAGTTTGACTACGCCAACCGCATCGCTGCGGCAGCTGGTGGTGTCACTACCATCGACACGCAGAACGCTGCTGGCAACTACCTCGTGCCACAGGCCACCTCCACATCCGTGGGCGGCCAGATCAACGTTGACAACCGCTATCAGACCGTCACAGTGTCCAACACTGTTGGCATCGCTGCTGGTGATTGCTTCACGATCGATGGCGTGGTTGCTGTGCACCACATCACCAAGCAGTCCACTGGTCAACTGAAGACATTCCGTGTCATCAGCATCACCAACGGCACCCAAATGGTGATCAGCCCTGGCATTATCTCCAACCAAGTTGCAAGCGATGCATCTGCACAGTACAAGAACGTTATCGTTACTCCTGCTGCTGCTGCAAACATCAACTGGCTCAACACCGCAGCCTCGAACATCAACGTGTTCTGGCAGCGTGACTCGTTGGAAATCTTGCCTGGCCGCTACGCAGTCCCATCCGATGCTGGCACCGCAGTGATGCGTGCTACCACCGACCAGGGCGTGGAGCTGGTGATGCAGAAGTTCTACGACATCGACAGCATGACAATCAAGTATCGCTTGGACACACTGTTTGGTGTGGTCAACAAGCAGCCTGAAATGTCCGGCATCTTGTTGTTCAATCAGCCCTAAGCTGATCTAGGGGGGAAGGGGCTTCGGCCCCTTCTTCTTTCTTCATTCAAAGGAGCGCACCATGCCATTGACAAAAGGTTACTCAAGCAAATCCATCGGCAAGAACATTGCCAAGGAAATGAAGTCAGGAAAGCCTCAAAAGCAATCTGTGGCCATCGCATTGAACGTGGCCACCAAAGCAGCCAAGGCCGCAGGTAAGCCAGGCAAAGCACCCAAGAAGGCAATGAAATGAAGGCCGGTCTCTATGCCAACATCAATGCCAAGCGTGACCGTATCGCGGCACAGAAGGCAGCAGGCAAGACACCTGAGCGCATGCGTAAAGTCGGTGCAAAAGGCGCACCCACAGCCGCAGACTTCAAAGCAGCAGCCAAGACAGCCAAGCCCATGAAAGCCAAAAAATGAGCACATCATTCCCAGCAATGATCTACCGAAGCCCAGGCCAACAACGCAAGCCTGGTGGCGGAACATACAATTTTGACAGCGTACAAACGCAAGAAGAACTTAAAGAAAAGCTGGCCACAGGCTGGTTTTTATCGTCTGCTGAAGCAATTGAAGCCGCAGGAGACAACGCTGATGGCTTCAAAAAGCCAAAGCCAAAGTGGGCCATTAAGCCCATGAAGAAGAAAAAGCCAGCAAAGCCACTCGACTGGCGTGAGCAGGTCAAGGCCGAACCAGTGCCAGTCCCAGCTATCGAGCCAGAGCCTATCAATGAGGACGCAGCGCCAACCCGCGAAGAACTGGAGGCAAAGGCCACAGAACTTGGAATTCGCTTTGATGGTCGCACAAAAGACAAAAAACTGGGACAATTGATCCAAGACAGATTGTCTGAGAACACAGGAGAATGACATGGGATGGACAAAGCGCCAATTCGTCACACAGGCCTTCGAGGAAATTGGCCTAGCCTCCTACGTCTTTGATCTGACCCCTGAGCAGTTGCAATCTGCCCTGCGCAGGCTCGACACCATGATCGCAGCATGGAATGCGCTTGGCATTCGCCTCGGTTACCCACTGCCATCCAGTCCTCAAGACAGCGATCTGGATGAGCAGACCAATGTGCCTGACTCATCCAATGAGGCCATCTACACAAACTTGGCCATCAAGCTGGCCCCAAGTTATGGCAAGCAGGTCATGCCAGACACCAAAGCCACGGCCAAGGAGTCCTACAACACACTGCTGTCACGCGCAGCCATGCCAATGGAGCAACAACTGCCAAGCACCATGCCAGCAGGCGCAGGCAACAAGCCTTGGCGCGTATACGACAATCCTTTCATCCGTCCACCTGTCGATCCAGTCTTGGCCGGTCAAGATGGCCCACTCGAATTCAACTGAGGAAACACAATCATGCCAACCATCAATCAACTATCAGGCATCAGCCAAGTCTCTGGCGGTGATCTGCTTCCTGTTTATGTCTCCAACAATGGCGATGCTCGCAAGGTCTCGATCACGCAGCTGCTGCAATACTTTGAGCAGACATTTGCAGCCCCAACTGTGGCCACCAACCTGTATACGCCAGGCACCGGCTTCAACATTACAGTGCCAACACCAACCAGTGAGCAGCAATGGATGATCATTCAGCCTGCTGGAACTCTGGCCGCAGGCACAGTGACGCTTCCATTAAACACAGGTGTGCCAGATGGCACACAGGTGCTCATCACAAGCACGCAGACCATCACCAGCTTCACAATTGCTCTGAATGGCGCAGCGGCTATTTTTGGTGCTGTTTCTACGCTGAGTGCTGGCGCTGCAATTTGCTACAGGTTTTACCAAGCAACAAATTCTTGGTACAACGTTACCAATGAAACATCTGGTTACAACGCAGCAATCCAAGCATTTTTGAACAGCCCAAGTTCTGCAAATCTTCGTGCTGCTGTCACAGATGAAACAGGCACAGGTTCTTTGGTATTTGCAACCAGTCCAGCATTGGTCACGCCAGACATTGGAGCAGCTACTGGCACAAGTTTGACAGCCACAGGAACAATTGTTTCGACAGGAACGGCTGGCGTTGGTTATGGCACTGGAGCTGGTGGCGCTGTTACGCAAGGAACAAGCAGAACAACTGGTGTGACTATCAACAAAACATCTGGTGCAATCACACTATTCAGCGCAGCAGGTTCAGCTACAGCTGCAACATTTACTGTGACAAATAGCACCGTGGCCGCAACCGATGTGATCATCCTGAACCAAAAATCAGGCACTGATTTATATGACCTGAAAGTCACAGCAGTGGCTGCTGGAAGTTTTAACATCACATTCAACACAACTGGCGGCACAACTACCGAGCAGCCTGTTTTCAACTTTGCAGTCATTAAGGCTGTTGCAGCTTAAACCTGAAGGAGATCCCCATGTTCATTCAACCAGCACCACCCACAAGCGAGATTGATCTGCCAATTCCAGCAGGCCAATTGATCAGCATTGGCAGCACTGGCAACGAGCCAACCACTGTCCAGTTGCAAACTGCCTACCCAGGCCAGTCGTGGATTTACACCACCATTGGAAGCCTGTTCAATGCAGCCAAAACCTTTGGCCCTTACACCCAAGATCGTGTGATGCGCATTTCAAGCCGCAACGCACAGGTTGAGTACAGCATTGGCGCACAGCCTCAACTTCGCAGTTTTCCTGCTTTAGTGATTGGCAATCTAGAGGCAATTAGTTTGGTTGAGCCTGCTGCCACGTTCATTACCCTCACTTATGATGACGACTCTGGCAATGTCCGCCTAAATAGCGCTGGCGCTCATGGACTGACAGCTGCCGTGGCAGTTGGTGAAGATGTTTATGTGACATGGACTGGCGGCACTGGCACAAATGGCTTCTACGAAGTCACTGACCTTGACACCGACACCACTGGCACAGCTGTTACCGTTGATTTGCCTTACATTGATTCCACAGTGACGATCAGCATCGCTGCACCTGGCGTGGTTACTTGGACAAACCACGGTCTTTCTGCAAATGACACGATTCGATTTACGACCACTGGTGCATTGCCAACAGGCTTGTCCGCTGGAACGACCTACTACGTCAAAACTGTTTTGTCTGACAACACTTTTACTGTGTCTGCATCATCAGGCGGTACAGCCATTACGACCAGTGGCACACAGTCTGGAACACAGACTGCCTTGGTCTGGTATGGCACCGCAGTCGTCGCTGTGGCCAACACAGCGGTCACACTGGCATCTGTCACAGTGCCAGGATGGTCAATGGGTGTTGGAGGCGGCATGGAGATCGATGCGCTGTACACATTGACCAACAGCGCAACAGCCAAGAATATTGGAATGACATATGGCGGTGGTGTTTTGATGGCAGTTAGTGCAGCAAACAATGAGAGTGCCTGTGCTCAGAAGCTCATGTGCAACCGTGGAAGCTCTCAGATCATAAGTAATGCAGTCAACCAAGTTGGCCACGGCTTGTCAACAGGCGCAAATGTGGTTCTGACCGTAGATGCAACGCAAGACCAGACGTTTGCTTTCACCGCACAGCCTGCGGCAGCAAACAATGTAGTTATCTTGGAAGCCTTCAAACTTCACATTAACTTCTAACATGGCCACCAAAGACACCCGCCTTGCTCGCATTGGAGTCGAGGGCTACAACAAGCCCAAGCGCACTCCATCGCATCCGACCAAAAGCCATGTTGTTGTGGCCAAGGTAGGCGACCAAGTGAAAACAATTCGCTTTGGTCAGCAAGGCGTGTCTGGGTCTCCAAAGAAGGAAGGCGAGTCCAAGGCATCCGAAGCTCGTCGAGAATCATTCAAGGCCAGACACGCTGAGAACATTGCCAAGGGCAAGATGAGCGCAGCGTATTGGGCCAACAAGGTCAAGTGGTAAGCCATGCAAATCCCAATCCTCAACGGCATCTACGCTGACAACACGCCAGAGTTGCGCACCAGTTATCCGGTCAACATGATGCCGGTGCCAAAGAAATCTGGCATCAGCAATGGATTCCTGCGCCCAGGTGATGGCATTGTGGCCAATGGCACAGGACCAGGCACTGACCGTGGTGGCATCAACTGGAATGGTGTCTGCTACCGAGTCATGGGCACCAAGCTGGTGTCGGTGGCCAGTAATGGCGCTGTGACAGTTCTGGGCGATGTTGGTGGGCCAACCACTGATCTGGTGACAATGGACTACAGCTTCGACTTGCTAGGCATTGCA